ATACTGTTCTTTTACTAGACCACTTACCCTTAGTGTCCTTAAACAACTCTAATACAGATTTTACTAAATCGGCAATTGGTTTGATTGCGTTCTCCGCTATAGCAGAGCCTATCCATTTCTTAAACATATTACTTCTTAGAGATATCAGCTATTCCCTGACCTAAAATAAGAGCGAGAATTGCATAATAAACTTTTTCAACTTCCCCTTCTGTTAATCCTAATTTAACAGATATAATAGGTACAAAAATTGCAGATACAGTGTACCAAAACTTCTTTGAATTAAACATCTTTTTTAACATTTCCATTTTATTTTATTTTTTTATTTATTAATATTTAGAAACGGATAGCCGCTCCCACCTTAAATTCTCCATCTCTACTGTAAGACGGTTCTACATATATCTTTTCCCATACTTGCAGGGAATACCCTAAACTTAATTCTACATTATCTAAATTAAATTCATCTGTTGAAGATTGAGCTGATACAAAGATACCTCCACTTACATTATATCTACCAAAGACATCATAATCATCTCCATTTTTTCTTAATCCCATTGTTAATTTGTCATTTACCTCATAACCAACACCAATACTATTAGTGAAATTACCCGCTCCCCAACTCTCATCATCTGATGGTTGAGACATATCACTAACCACCATAAATTGAGCTGATGAAGCTAATGTTGTAAAAACTATACCTAATGTTAATATTATTTTTTTCATTTTATTTTATTTTTATTTTTAATTAATATACTCTATTGTTACTTCTTTACCATCCTTCAAAGCTTTTGCTATAGGAGGATATATTCTTGTGTAAGCCTGAGTTGATTTTCCTATATAACCATCTTTTTCAATCTGATTATTAACTTGAGTATCTCCAACAAGCAAACAACCAGCAGTGTGCTCATCAGTATTACCGCAATGTATAAGGATGCAACCAAAATTCGGAACATCTCTGACCCACAAAGTTCCCTCATGTATCTGTGAAAACCTATTTTTATATTTCTCATGTACACTTCCAACTGTTCTTAATGTTATTCTATATGTTCCTTCAGGTATTCTAGTTTCTGTTACTACCTTTTCTTCCATAGGTCTATACTCATCTTCTAAAGTATAACACAAAAACTTCTCTCCATCCGTTACATCAAACAAAAGTCCATTTGTAGAATCTTCTTCACTACTAAATCGTACTACTTTTAATTTCATACTATCTTCCCTGACCTCTATACTTTTTTTTATAACCTGTTTGTCCCTTAGAAGCATTCTTAGAATGAACTCCCTTACGCTTCTTATTATTTTTTTCCCTAAAGACAAAACCTAATCCTTTCCTAGCCATTACGACAATGGAGCTGTTATCATTAAAACTTCAACATCACAAGCCCCATTTGGAGCTGAGGCTGCTATTTGAGTTATGTTTGCAAGAGAATTGTAAGTTGTTCCTGAAGCATCTATACCTGTATCAGCATTCATTAAAAGAAAAGATTGCCCTGCTGATAGTTTAACAAACACAGAATCTGTACCATTATACAACCTTATTCTCATGTAATTAGCGTCATCTAAATTAGTTATCCTAAAATACCCCCAATCAGCAGCTACTATCTGTCCTCTACCATCTACTGTAGAAGTGTGGAAAATATCTGTAAAAGTTGTTGCTATACTCATTATTCTTTGTATAACCTCTCCCTGACTGTCGTAAGTTTTAGCTATTGAGTTACCATAAGAAACTCCATTAAGAACTATATTTTCTGATATTGTTATTGTTGCTATTGAGGGCGTTACTGTAGTTGCCATATTATTTATTTTTTAATTTGTAAAACTTATATATTGTAAATGCAATCGCTAAAGATATTGAAATTAAAGTCAATATCTGATTACATTCTGTTAAGGTTAAAGCACTCGCACTTCCATTTGCCATTATTACCTGAGCTGTATCTTTTGTCATTTTTTTTGTTTTTTAACTTGAATAAATTAATTCTATTGATATATTGAAATATAAATCATTATCTCCTCCAGCTGACTTCACTAAAGGTATTATTAAATCTCCCTGAGATAAAGATGGTATCGTAAAGGATGTCTCATTTATCACTCCCATTTTACTATTATTACCATAAGTAGAAACGCTTATTTCATCTAAAATAGTTATAGTATTAGTCCCAGCGTCTACCTCAAAGGAGTCTGAAAGGTCTGCTGTTGGAGTACATTTAATTAATGCTAATGTAGCTGTTTCTGTTTCATCTCCTGTCATCCATCCAGAAATTTGATTTAATGTGCAGTCTAGGGGAGCCACATAACAAGATGACCTCATTACCTTACTCCCTGTAATATCATTAGCGGCAGTAATACTAGAAGCTCCATAATCTTCTGCAAATTCAAAAGCAGCTTTAGTGTCTGTCATAGCTGATGGGAAAAAATAGTTAGTAGAACCAGCTGGATTCATAAACCCTCTAATATTAAGAACACTTACTTTTAGCCCCGATTTAGCTTGCCACACTAAGCTCCCAGAATCATCTTTAGTTAATACAGTGTCGTTACTTGCTGTACTAAAATCTAAAGGCACATGAAGATTATCATTACTTAAATTTGAATGTTCGTTAGCAGCCATTAACTATTTTTTTTGTATTTATTATTAATTTCTTTTAATTCTCTGGCTAAATCCATTATTTCATCTTCTTCAATTTCATATTCTTCTTCAATATCGTATGTAAATCTTATAGTCATCTCTTTGCCTTCTTCTTCTACTAACACTATTAACTCTCCGTCATCATGTAAATCCTCCATCATCTCGTTGGTAAAATGAAAACTATGGTCATAATCTACATCATTATAATAATCAGCATTAGCTTCATCACATTGAGATTTACTTTCGTATTGACATTTACCTGTCTCTCCGAATTTCCATAAATTATTTTCACACTCTAAACAAGGCATAATTTTAATTTTTAATAGTAATATTCGTTATAACAATTTCCACATCCATTATCACACCCATTATAACACCCACAACTTCTAGAGTTTGTATAAATACTATCATACATTATAATTCCATGATTTTTCCAAACACCTGTTCTGCATGGTTTGTTAGATTCGTAAGTAGGGAAATCTCCAGCTTGGTCTGAGTCATTAAGATACTCTATAGCGTCCTCTAAAAATATTTCTCCCTTTCTGTAAGTGTCTTGTTTATAGACATTTAACTCATCAGGATTTACAACATGACTAAATTCATCCATACTTGTAACAACGCCCATACTTGTGCTATTCATTTGAATCTCATTTATAATTTCAAATCTAGTAAACCAAGCTAAAGTATCTAAAAGATAGTCTGTTAGAAATGTTTGATTAGCAGCTGTTAATGTTCCACCGTCATTTTGTTCTTTCAATTCTCCATAAAACTTAACACCTAATTTATCTTTTACATGAGCTAACTCAGTAATAATTAAATTATTATCGCTAATTAAATAAGGGTCGGTATTAGCGTTAGTAAAAGATTTGCTAATTACTTCAGCTGCTGTTATAAGTGATTTATATTGTCTTAAATTTGCCATATTAATTCTGTTCTATAGTTGTTTCTTTTCTTTCATCAACCTCTCCATCTCCATCATCATCTTTTTCTACTACTATAACCTCTCTATCAGAAACAAACATATCTCCATCTTCCAACATATCAAAATCTTCATCTAATAAAGCTCTTTGTTCGTTAATAGTTAATACTTGTTTAATATCAACATCATTAGCGTAAGATACAGGCGGCTCGTAATGTATCTTTAAGTTCTTAGGGTCAAATCCCATTTCATGATATAGTAGTTTATGAATACCTGTAAGTAGTAAATCAGAAGTTTCTTTAATTACAGTAGTCATTACTAAATCATAAGATATTCTAATCTCACTTCCTGTATTATTCATCTTACCAGAACTTACAATACCACTTAAAGATGGTTGCCATCTATGAGCGGTAATTATATTTTGGTCTGTAATTTGTTGAAGCTCCATCCAACTACCATCTCTATCATCTTTTAATATCTGAACATTGGCATTTGCTGTATCTCCATTTTTAACGATAAACATAATCTTACCATTATTCCCTTGTCCGCAAAATTTCTTTTGAGCTTCTTGAACTAATTTTTTAGCTTCTTCTTCTCCCATATCTCCATTAATCTCAACGATAGCTGAAGGTTGGAATCCATTTTGGAATTGTGTATTATTCCATAATCCTATTTCATAATCTACAGATATATGTTCTAGTCCAGCAACATAATCTGGTAGTCCATAAAATTGAAAAGTAGGCTCATAATCTTTGAATTGCATTATAAATCTACTATGTGATACTCTAGGGTATAGAGCTATCTTTTCTATTTTATCTTTCTGAACCCTCCAATTTTTCCAATCAGGATGCACATAAACATCTTTTTTGTTTTTTGCTAATCTAACTGTAGTAGCGTCTATATGATACAGGTTAATACCTCCTTCATATAAAACACCCTCTAAATAACAGTTACCAAAAGTATAATAGTCATCTGATAATTTTTTGAATACATCTCTTAGGGATTCTCCATCAGCATTTACATCTTTAATAAAATCTCTTGTAGCGTCATCTTTACAAACGAATTTAGCTCCAGCTGTAAATACAACTTTCTGAGCTAATACAGACCTGTGAGTAGATGATTTTCTTTTAAGCTCTGCCAAGTATTGAGGAAACAGATTGTCATTACCAAAAGGAATAAACTTAGTAGTTATCCTTGATAAATCTAACGGCTCCACAACATTTGGAGGAACCGCTAAATCAAATACCCCAAACTCAAAAGTATTACTCTTTGTCTTTTTCTTCGTTACCTGACTCTTTTTCGGACTCGTTTGTTTCTTTGACTTTTTTAGCATCTGATTTTCTAGTTTTGTTAGTTTTTTCTTCTTTTTCTACTAAGTCTGTCATGCCTAATGTTTCATAAACAAAAGATAATTCTTCCTGACAAGCTCCACTAAGTCTAATTATTCTGCCAGCTGCATGTATCTGCTTATTTGATAATGATTTATATTTTGCCATAATTGTATATATTTTTAATTGCTGTAAATCTACAACATTATTTTCACACTCACACATATAAATAAAAAAGATATAAGGGGGGTTTTTACACCCCCCTTATCATTATTATAAATATTAGCTGGTTGTAGCTGACATAGCTGTTGAATCTTCGTCAACTGTAAGAGTACCTGTATATAATCTAGGTAACTCAAATTGTCTAGCTGTTAAAACAACTGTTATTCCATTTTCCTCAGAATAAGCAGCTCCTGTTTGACCCTCCATTGAAGTAAGATTTAAGTAAGTCTGACTTCTAGAGATATTATCATCTCCTGAACCTCCTACTGAATATTGCTCACTTGCTCCAATTACCCATCTAGCTCCATTAGTATCTACAATGATAGCCATAAGACATCCAGTTAACATGTCTTGTAATTTAGCAAAATTTACACTATTAGTTGCCCCTCCCATTTTAGGAAGATAGAAAGTTAAAGCACACTCAAAAGATGTTGAGCCATTCTCTTTTGCAGCTGTTACATTTAATGTAGGAGTTTCATCCTTAAATTCATACATATACCAAGTAGCTGTTGAACCTCCCGTATCTACTATACTTGAAATTTCGTGCTGTGTTACCGAGCTCGTGAATCCTACCACATCATCTGCTGCCCAGTTTCTTAGAAATATTTGCGATATACCTCCAGTTCTTTGTAAATCAGAACAAGAGATATATAATCCTTTAGTTATTGCCATTTTATTTTATTTTTAATTGATTAATATTAATTTACTAATACTCCACAATGAGCTAAAGAATCGTATGCGTACTGAAATCCTAATTTGAAATAAGAACGGATATACATATTATCAGATACATCATCATAAAACATTTTGAACTGAGCTGAAGGGTCATTTACATCCGCCCCTATTAATAAATTATCTTTTGCTGCATAAACTACACCATTCTTATAATTTACTCCACCTGTATTCCAAAGTGCTGGGTCGTCATCTGTCATAATTGTGTTCCACTCATACATAGGAACTATCTCAACTCCTCTAAAGTGTAATCTATTATAGTTAATACCTGTTTGTGCTTCAGAATGAGAATAATCAACTGCTCCTGTTTGACCTACTGTTGTTAAACTGCCATACCAAGCATTGTAAATATTAGGAGTTACGAAAAATCTTTTTTCTGATGCAGGAATTTGTTGTAATGCTGCAGGAGCTCCATCAAATACTTGTGCTAATAAAGAATCACAATCAGTTCCAACTAAAGTCCCACCAACTGCTGTTTGTCCTGTTCCTGCTGAAACCGCAAGTGTCTCAAGCACCACAGTCCCTGCGTCCATTAATTTGAAAAGACCATCTGTCCAAGCGTAAGTAACATTTGATAAAGTAGTATCTCCTCCCCACATTACTCTTACAACATCTTGTGATATTCCTTTTCTAACTCTATTAGCAATTACATCTGCTAATTGAGTGCCTGTTAAATCAGGCATATCAATACCATCTCTATAAGATTCTACTTGAAACTCATTAAAGAAAGTGTCCCAACATTGACTCATCTTTACTGAGCAATCCGCTACTGAAATTTGTTTGTCATCAATATTAAAACTTGTGGATAGTCCTGAGCCAGAATTATCTGCACTAGAACACCCACCATTAGCCATAACAATTTTGTTTAGGCTGTTAGCCAAAAATACATTCTGTCTAAATTTTACATTAGGATAAAGCGTATAGTTTCGCATTATCTCATCAGAATGAAATATCGGCTCTAAAATCATTTTTGTAGCGTAAACACCTTCGTATGTTACACTAATATTATTCGCTGCTGCTGCCATTTTTTTTTATTTTTTTATTATTATTAAATTATTTTTATAAACCTCTCACGACATGATGTTGCAATTTGTAAGCCAAAGCTTCAAATCCTAGTGTGTTTGAGTCTAATACCCTGTCCTCTATTACATGAGGGTCTGATTCTATTTTAATTTCAGTTCCCTTTGCATTAGATTTACTTGTTAATCTCTCTACTTCTTTGTTAAGTGAATCTACAGTATTTTGTAATTCTGTAATTTCTTCATCTTTAACAGTTGATAAAGTATTAACTTCTACTACCTTAGATTCTAATTCAGAAAGTTTATTAGAAATTTCCTCATTATCAGCTAAAATAACATTTACTTCTGGCACTTCTATTGATTTAACATCGCCCTTAACTGCAGCAACAATTTCTTCAACTTTTTTACCAAACCATGATTTTAATTCTTCTGTCATTGTTTTACTTTTTTTATTATTATTTAATTGATTTACTATTTCCTTTTGAGTTTTGTTTTTGAATTTACTAATATCATATTTAGCTGCAACCATCACAGCGTCTGATATTCTATCAATAAATCCATATTCTAAAGCTTCTTCTGAATTGAACCAAGTTTCCTCATCCATCATTTCCTCAATTTGAGATAACGGCAAACCTGTTTTCTTTGAATATATATTAGCTATTTCAGAACTTAACTTGTCTAGCAGGGTTGCTGTCTTTCTCATGTCCTTTGCTTCTCCCATTGCCCCACCCCAAGCATTATGTATCATGTATAAAGAGTTCTCTGACATTATAATCTCATCAGCGGCTAAGGGAA